ACCAAACCAACTACCACCCTCTTCAGTACCGCCTCCACCAAGAGCGTTAGCGTAAATAGACTTTAAGAAATCAGCTTTAGCTAGTTCAGTATTCATTAGCCCTTCCAGACCTGCACCTGCTGATTCATCAAACAAACCAGCCCCGTAACGTCTACCCATGTCTGCTATTGAAGCTAAGTTAGTTCCCGCTCCAATCTGATTTAACATCATTTGTTCAGGCATGTACTGTAAGCCCATCATAGCAGCTAAGTTTTGTCCTTGCATTCCTTGTAGTTGATAAGGCAGCATAGAACCTTGTGAACCTAAACCAAACAAACCTGTAGCCGTAGCTAAGTCTTGTGATCTTTCCTGCCCCGCTTGACCCATAGCAGCCAAAGAAGCCTGGTTCATTGCTTCCGCTCTAGCTTTTTCTTGTGCAAATTGTTCTGGAGAACCACCAAACATTGATGTAGACAAACCTAATCTACCTTGGCTTAACAACTGATCGTTAAGTAATTGTTTTTGCCTGTCTTCTTCAGGAGTCTGTGTAGCTCTTATACGGTCGTATATAGATTGTTCTCTAGCTCCTCTGTCCCCTGTTACTGAACTCAATAAATTACCAACACCACCAAATGCTTGGTTTCCTATAGTTCCAGCCATACCGCCTGTAGGATCTGTACTATAACCTGCTCCTAACATTCCTGAAAGAATGTTTTGAATTCCTCCTGTTTGTTCTGTTCCTGCTGTACCTAAAGTATTACTAATGCCACTAAATTCTCCAGTAGTCGGATCAGTCAATGCACTTGTACTTCCTGTACCACTAGTAACTGTAAATGGTTTAAACTTAGATTTTTCAAAGGCTTCTTCTCCAATAGCTGGAAAACCTTCAGCCAGTGTGCCGCCTACCTTAGACAACCGTTTCATAACGTCATCAGCAGCAGCGTAGTTAGCTCCAGAACTAAATAAACCGCCTAAAAAATCACCTATTCCAGTTCCTTGGACGTTTTCTTCCCACCAGTTTTTATTTCCACCTGTGGCTGCTGCTACTGCATCTACTGTTGCCATATCTCTATCCTACCTTATTCCCAAACACCAGCTTTTTACTAACGAAGTGACAAAAGCTTTCCGGTGTTGGGTTTATTTGAAAACCATTTAATATAAACATACTGTATTCCGTTCTGTTCATTGTGTAACCAAAGTAATCAGGGTTCATCGTGCATTCTCTGTCTATCTTTTTTCGTTCTTCTTCCAAAGGATGTTCAAAATAATTAGCAGGTTCAACTGTAGAGGCACAACTTGCAGAGAGTGCCATAAGTAAACTAAAAATTATTGTCTTTATCTTTCTCATCTTTCTTCAGAAGACTCCTTATAGTCTGTGTTTCATATATACGAATACTAGTCCATACTAGTGTTGCTAAGGCTGCTAGAGGAGGCAACCACCCCATCAGTGCTGAAGCTGTTGCGGATACTGCTAATACGTCTACTCCCGACTTAACTGCTTCTGCATCTAATGACATTATTTATCCTTAGCCAATCCAATGTTTAATGCAACGACATCTAAATATTTATAGATGGTAGCAACCCATTCATCGTCTTTAGGTGTAGGTGTTACTGCTGCTATGCCTGAAGCCAGTGCGACTGCTGCGGTTACTATGTTGAATATGTCTAATATTAATTCCATTTGTTATGCCTCCTCTAACGCTTTGACTTTTGCTTCTAGTTCTTGAACTGCTTTGACTAACAAAGGTACAAGTTTTGATTGGTCTATCCCTTGATAAACATCTTTTGTATGTTCTGCTTTCCATGTTGTATTAGCAGCGTATTTAGATTTTATCCTTACATCTCCAACTGATACACCTTCTGGTATATCCAAATCATCCTTTGTCCAAAGAATTGAAATCTTATTATCTTTCCAATCGTCTTCAGTAACCCCTTCTGCAATAACATTTCCAAATTCATTTAAAACAACATTAGTTAAATCTTTCGTTTCGTTATGCGTCCCTGTCACAGCTTCTGGCACTATTGCTTGAGCTTCATGTGCAAGAAATCCATCTACAGTATTATCTGAATCTACTTTAAAATTAAATCTTGCTGGTTTAAGTTGTCGTAACCTTGTTAGTGCATCCCAATCATAAGTGACATTTTCTTTCAGGCGGTGGTCTGAACTTGTTATAAATGCGGTAGCACTTGAGTTATTTGAAATGTAACCAACGCCAGTTCCGCTTGAGTTTAAAAAACCAATTGCAACTCTGTGAGAAGAGTCAGATGCGCTTGTATTTTTTATTATTTGAACTGACTCACCACCTTGTAAAAACAATGTTTTTGCTGAAGCATAAGCCCCACTTTCTGCGGAGGAGTCTCCAATAGTAACTTCACCACCACTGTGAATTCTCATTCTTTCTGTTGCAGAACTAGCCCCATCTGCTGTTGTAGCAAAGCGCATACTTCCCGGCATATCATTTGATCCGGGCGTACCGTCTACGTTTACAGTTATATAACCAGCAGTAGTAGCAATATCAGTACCGTCTGCTCCATGCCAGAAAATACCACCAAGTTCATCACCATCTTGAACTATAGTGCTTGAACCGTTAGATGTTCCTCTGGAAGTCCCTAACATCAAATAAGCTCCGTTTGCAGCATTTGTATTTGCTACTAAACCTAAACTAGCTAAATCGTAACTTGTGCCTTCTTGAAATAAAGCTGGAGTCACGCCTGATAAATTTCTAGATGCTGTAGTTCCTAAAAGAACTGTATCTTGCCCTGCATCTACAAATAAACGATGGGTATTACCATCAGACTCCACACGAAAATCTACATTAACACCATCTTCATTAAATACTGTTGCTGAAGAACCAAACCCTAGTCTTTCACGCAAAGATCCTCCTTCCATTAAATAAAAGAAAGAAGCAGCATCTTCAGTACCGTCTGAAACATCTGTAATATAATTTTGAATAGTAAATGTTGTTACATCTTGTGAATTATCATTACGAGCAACATATTTAACAGACCCAACTACATCGTTATCTGCTGGACTAGATGAGTTTCTATAAAGATTTAATACCGGCCCTAATGTTGCATCAGCATCTGTGCTAGTTAGCGTTAAAGCGTCTGAGTTATCATCAACAGTAATAGTTATACCAGCATCAAAGTCTACTACGCTTGGTGAGATTTTAGTTATTGCCATTTATATTTTCTCCCTAATTAAAGGCTACTAGCCTCGTCACGCTCTTTGCGTGTCTTGTAATCATCTCTACCAGTTACCAAGGTTACAAAGTCTGCTTGGTTACTTGGTATGGAATCTGTGAAGCTATCGTCGTTCATAAGCTTTGTAGTCCACTCAGTCTGCATACGTTTCCAGCAGTTGTTCTGCTTACCTGTGACTGCATCTTCTATCCATGTTTTAATGTCTAGCAAATCATTGTTCATAATTGCTTGCATTGTATCGTTCACTGTTATTTCTACTTTAAGATCTGCCATGTTTTATCTCCTTTAAGATAGGTTATTTCGCCTTGGGTTAAGCTACTAAATAGCCTGAAAATGTTGTGCCTCCACTTTCGTAAGCTGTGTCTGTTTGAGCAGTACCTCCAGCTTGATAAACACTAATGTAAGCAGTATCAGAGGCATCCATATCTGCTAAAACTGAAAAATTGTAAGTTTTATAATTAATGTCATCGTTATATTGACCGGGATCTTCTAAGGCGTAATAAGCTCTATTAGAGGTTATAATGTACGTTGTGTAATAGTCTGCCGCTGTATCGACATTGTTTAATCTTAAATTTATATTTAATTGATATTTACCAGTAACAGGTGCTGTAAATGTGTTTGAAGCAAAATTGCTACCTACATCATAAATTTCTGTTCCAAAAGCAATAGTATTGTCAGCATTTGTACTTAAATTATTTTGAGCAGTAGAAGGTGCTACTAAAAACGCTGACTGCTTTGGCATGGTGACGTGGCCAGCCGTATCAACTACTAAATTACTAGAACTTGTTGCAAAATTGTAAAAAAACAAACTGTCATTTGATTGGTCATTTCCAATCGTCCATTTGTTTGTTCCATTTTCTAAAAGTCTAATACCGGGATTATTACTAGCTGCCGCATCAATGTAGATTTGTGTTTCACCAGTTCCTTTGACGTGCAATTCAGAGCTAGGAGCTACACCAATTCCCAATCCAGTTGAGTCTAAAATCATCCGCTCAGTACCACCAGTGTCAAAGCGTATCTTGTCTTCATCACTGGACTCTTCAACCTGTATCTTTGTATCACTGTCAGCATCAAGTAGTATATTAGCAGTAGTGCTTGAGGTTGAAACTAAAGTTATACATTCAACCGCTACACCAGTGGGAGGTGCTGTGCTAAATGTTAAAGTGGAGCCAGAAACAGAGTAAGTTGACTTGTGCTGCATAACTCCATCAAACGTCACAAAAGTAGCATTTTCATTTAAAGGAGCAGAACTTAAAGCAAGAGTTGTATCTGAGTTGTCACCTGTCATCGTATCAATTACAGGTGCAGAACCACCTCCACCACCAATAGATCCCCAAGAGTCTGTGTAGCCTTCAAATTGACTAGTAGTACTATTGTACCTAAAGTATCCTGCGGCTCCTGTTGGCCTCTGTGCTGTTGTTCCTGAAGGTACGTGTACAGCATCTGTAGCACTACCAATGTCAAGTGTTACATCAGGTGAAGCATTTAGAATACCTACTCTATTTGCAGATGAATCTACTACTAATGTATTTGAATCCCAATTAAAGTCTCCTGTGCCACCTGTCAGTGCAGTAAGAGTTCCTAAACTTGTAACATTAGTTTGTGCAGCAGTCTGTAATGTGCCTGTAAGATTGCCTGAGAAGCCTGTAGAGGTTAAAAGACCTGTAGAGGGGTTATAAGTAAGCCCTGTGTCTGTTTCTGCTCCCTGTGAGCCTGTAGCTCCGTCTACGAAGACAGGGTATACTGTTTCATCAGTTGAGTTATTTGCTGAGACTGTAAAGTTATCTGCTGTGCCTGTAGTATCTTGGTTAAGAGTGCCTACTGTAAAGTCTAATGTGTTGTCTCCATCTTCATAGGCTACTGTAATACCTGATTCAGTATTACTAGATACCATAGCTCCTACAGTATCCGCAATGGTTTCTGCTAAGGTTACGCCAGCAATAGTAATAGCATCAGCTTCCAAAGTACCATCAATGTCTGCATCACCACTAATATCTAGTGTAGCTGCATCTAGCTCACCACTAATAGTTATGTTTCTACCGCCAGTTATATCTTTGTTTGAGTCAGTTATAATTGCTTTACTGGCTATTACTGTACCGTTAGTAATTCCGTCTATTAAATTAATGTCTGCTGCACTAGCAGTTACACCGTCTAATATGTTTAATTCAGCAGTGGTGCTAGTTACACCATCAAGTAGGTTTAGTTCTGTTGTTGTAGATGTTACGCCATCAAGTATGTTTAATTCCGCTGCTGTAGATGTTACTCCGTCTAATATATTCAGTTCCGCTGCGGTACTAGTAACTGTTGTACCATTAATCGACAGTGCATCTGTTTCAAGAGTACCGTCAATATCAGCATCTCCAGATACATCAAGAGATCCTGCGTCTAACTCACCTGTTAATGTAATGTTTCTAAAACTACCAATGTCTTTATTACTGTCTACAACTACTGCTTTACTAGCTGTTACTGTACCAGCAGTTAAATCGTCTATTTGTTCTATGTCAGCTTCTGAAATTGCAGCACTACCCATTGTAAGAGTTCCTGACAAATCTAAATTGCCATTCATGTCTATGGTAGTAGCGTTTATTTCTATTTCAGTGTCTGATACAAGATCAAGCACACCGTCTGCGCTTTGATGTATGTAAGTGCCTGAGTCACCAAACTGTAGTTGTCTGGTTGAATTAATTAGTAAACCTGTGTCAGCAACGTGGGTAATAGTTGTGTCTTGGTCTGCACCAAAGTAAATAACAGAACCGTCAGCGAGGAAAAGATCACTAAATTCAAGGGAAGAAGTACCTAAAGCTGCACCGTCTGAAGCGTCAGGTACAAATGCAGTCGTAGCTACAATAGTAGGACCAGTAACTGTACCAGTAAAAGTAGGAGAAGCTATGTTTGATTTAGTCGCTACTGCGGTAGCAATATTACTAAATTCTGCATCAATCTCTGCTCCTTTAACAATTTTATTGGCATTACCTGAAGCCAATGAATCTTTTGCAGCAAAGTTAGTGGTCTTTGTATAATCCGTCATATTAATCTACCTATCAAAGCTTCAGTATTTAGTTCCTGTATGGACATACCGTTTGCGTTAATTGTTGCGTCTAAGCCTATTGTTACAACTGATCCTGTTCCTGTTGGCTTCACTTTCAAAGTGTCTACTCCAATATTTGAACTATATTCTGAAGTGCTAACATTGTATTCTGCTATTCCGTACTCAGCAATATTAGTAGCATCCACCGTTAATGCTTGTTTTCTATATCCTTCAGTGTAATCATAACCCCAGTTTAAAACTACTTGGTTTTCAGAGCCTCCAATAATTTTAAAAGATATTTCCTTTAGAATTTTTAACTTAGCAGCGTCACCAAATGACATTGGATTAGTGTAGTACCTCATTAAATAAGTACTAGTATCGTCCAAAAAGTTATGATATTTATTTACACCTACTTTGTTTCCTAAATACAAAGTTCCGTCACTAGCTCTAGTAGCTGATAATAGTTTAGTTCCTGGCCAAGTTGTTGCTCTGTGCGAACCGTCTTCTAAAGGTGTTCTCATGTCAAAACAATAAACAGTGGAGTTAGAAGGAAAAAAGATTAAGTAAAAAGCTTCTTCAGGACTATAAGCTGACTTAATGTTGCCAGTTTCTACGTTAGCTAAAGTCATTAAATCGTCTCTAACATTCTTAGAAATGTCTCTCATAGGAGCAGACTTTTCTTGTATAGTCCTTCCTAAACTTCTAACACCTGTAGAAGAAAGAAAAATTAAGTCTGTACCTATGTCCTGTACTGAATCTCTAGCAATGCAGCCTACGTTAGTTATAGTGTCTTCCAAAGCCATGCTGGAAGGTGCACTAGCTCCACTGTATATAAGTATTGATCTTTTACCAAATATAACTAAACGATTGTTATATGCTGCTAATGCAGTTATTTCGTCAAAACCGTTAGGCCAAACAGTTCTTACGTTTAATGATCCGGAGGAACCTGAGTTCCAATCCGTACCGTCCAAAGAATCTGAAAACTGTAATGTATTTTTATCTCCAGTAAAGTCTGCAACCCACAATCTTCCAAAGGCTGCTAATGCTTCATGTGCTTGTGGAGGTGTTCCTGACGCTCCGCTATGAACGGACATCTTTTCAAGAGTACCACCGTCCTGATAAATTAAAGGTTCATGCGCTCTCTGGAAAAAATACATGTGGTCATTAAAATTAACCATCTTCCAGTTGTTAGCTGATATAGTGTAGCTGCCGGGGCTTTCGTCAGTTAACGTGGAAGTACCGCTGAATATTTTATTATTGGCTGCGGAATATATTTTAACAGCTCCGTCCAAAGCAACAAACTCACCTAAAGATTCTACACCGTCACTACTGCCTAAAGCAGTTGCGTCACTAGTAAGTTTATTAATTCCTTTTCTTGAACCTATTCTACCGTAGTTGTCTACTACTGCATTTTCAGCTACGGAAGCAAATGCAGGATCTATGTTTACCGGAGAATCCTGAGTATTTAAACCCTTAAATCCCGGTGCACCAATATGTATATTTTGTAACTGTTGTGCCATTATGCAGGTCTAAATATAAATTCTTCTGGGTGTTGATAAGCGTCGTGAGCTATTGCGTCTGATAAATATTTGTTTGCTATTGCAAAGTATTCCGCTGAAGTAGTACCGCCAGTTTCTCCACGCTCTCTAGCTAACAATGCAATAGTTTGATGAACTATAGGTAAATAAGGTATGGTTACTTCGTCCGTGTTACTTAACAATTCCGCTGGTCTAATAACTAAACTAAATCTAAGTGAATAAGTTGCGTCTGGAGTAGGATACAATTTAATCTTAACGTCACCATTAGAATCAATACCATTAAACGTATAAGTATCAGGTGCACCGCTAGGAGCGTCAGTATTAAAGTAAGCGTTGTCCATCCACACAGGAGTTTGGTAAGTTAAAAACAAATTCTGTGTGTCGTTTATAGCACTTATTATTTTAGGATCTTCCTTGCTGCCTGTTATAGAATATTCGCTAGTCCCTGAAGAAGTTGTTACTGTTACTGCACTTCTTAATGCAGACCAATCATGTGAATTTTGTACTTCTTTTTTAGCGTCGTTAACAAAGTCTCCTACCATTTTAGAATAAGTAGTGTCAGTAATGTTTGTTATTTCGTCCTCACGCATTCTTCTAAGAACGTGGTTAACTATTGTTAAATATGTTGTACTCATTAAAAATACTCGCTAAAAAGACTTTTTGTTATTGACTTTGGCTTTTGATACATTTTTGCTGCTTCTACGGGAGCTACTGGATTTACTATGCTTAAAGGCTTAAACTTATCTAATTCTAGTTTTGCTCCGCCTCCTCCTAAACTTCCAAACATTCCTTCTAGCCCAAGACCATCTCCATCTCCTGAACCATCACCTGAACCATCTCCAGATCCATCTCCTTCACCTTTTCCTTCACCGTCTGTTTCTCCTCCTTCTTCACCACCAGTATTTTTATCGTCCGTTCCAGGTTGATTACTGTCTGTAGATTCTCCAGTTTCATCGGTGTTTTTTTCGTCTCCCCAAGTAACAGGAAAAGATAAAACAGTTTCTTTATCTGCTTCAGAATAAGTTTCGCCCCCCAAAATAGGATTACCTAATTCATCAGTGCTTTCTTGATCTGAAGTTAAAATAACAACTTTACTTATTCTTTCTTCATACTCTTCGTCAGTTTCTCCTTCTCTTTTAGGCCACTTAATGTTTGGATTTAAAATAACTGCAATTCTTCCGTCTTCATGCCTTTTTAAAATTTTCCAAAAACTATCGTCATATCCTGTTTCTCCTGAAGTACTTCCCCCTGTTCCTCCTGAAGTACTTGAATCTTCTTCTTCTTCTGTTACTTCTTCTTCTTCTACAGGCTGAGTTACAGTAGGTTCTTCTATGTCAAGTTCTATTTCAACTTCAGGTTCATCTTGATCTACAGTACTGTCTACTTCTATAGGATCTAATTCAGGAGCTTCTAATTCAGTTTCAGGAGGTTTTTCTTTTGCAGCAGCTTGTGTACTTCTCCATTTATAATAATTGGAAAGAAACTGCGATATTCGACGTTGATTGGGTCTTCCATCATAAAAATAACTAGTAAGAATATTTTCTTTATTAATACTGTCTGGGTCAGCCCCCATATCTATCATAGCGCGTACAATTTGTTTTCCTACAGGAGGCAACTCTTCTAGCCACGTTATTTGATTTGATGTGTCTACAGTGTCGTCTGGGGGTTTTTTATCGGGAAAAGGATTTGTTATTGGGTCTTTTGCATCATCGTTAGTAGAGTCGTCGTCAGTAGAGTCGTCTACTAAATCTTTAGTAGTATCATCATCTACTATATCTACTACTTCATCTTTATTATCATCTTGTTCCGTTGTTGGGCTTTGGCCTGTAATGTTGGGAACTTGACCTATTTGATTGTAGGCTTCGTCTTCAGTTATTTCACCTTTTTTTAAAGCAGTATATATTGGACCTACTAAACCCCATTGTTCTTGAGTATAAAGTTGTCCTGTAGTTTTATCTATATAATGGCCTTTTGTTGGGTTTCCGTTTATGTCAGGAATATAAACAAAAGGAATATCTTTTTCTACTTCTGGCTCAACAACATTTTCAATGTGTTTTTGAATTTGAGCGGGAGTAGCTCCCATTTGTTGAACAATATAATCAGCATAAGCACCTATAGGAACTGGATTCCAAGCTTTTCCTCCAGGTCTATGAGAACTAAATTTTCCTATAAATTCAGTAAGCCATTCTAAAAAAGACATTATTTTTTACCCCAAGAAGACATGCTTTTTATACCAAAACTAGCAGCTATGGCTCCTCCTAAGAATGCTTTGTAGTAGTCGGGCATCGTGGCAAGGACTGCAAAGCCTTCCTGTACGTAAGGAACCATACTAGGAATAAAAGCTCCTATGAGTGGTAAACTTAAAACTAAAGCAAACCACTCGTCCTTCCAAGAGTTTTTTGAGGCTTCCGCTTGGGTAGTTTCCCAATCAGCGTCTGCTTGTATACGCCTCATTTTGGAATCATGCACAGCCTGTTTCTCAGCGGCTCTATTGTTAAGAAAAGTACCCGCTAAGTTTGTAATTGGCCCTAGTAATGATTGCCACATGCCTAATTACGCCATTAAGTTAATATTTGAATTTTGAGAAGTATAATTTTTTAATTGAACTCTTCCGTCTGCAAATTCATAATAAATAGTTCTAAAAACTGTCTGGAGTCTATGTTCTTCACCAAGTTTTTTATCGTGACGAACGACTTCCACTTTATTGTGTTTAGCCCAAGTGCTAGTAGGTGTTGATGCTGAAACTGAATCTATCATATAAAAACGGGACTACTAGCGTTATTACTAGTAGCCCCTATTTCTATTAACCCGCAGGTACGACTAAAGTCAAACCTGAAGCTGGTCTGAGTACCGCTACACCGTAGAGGGTGTCGGAGGTAAACAGGTTAGCCAACCATTCCTGCTTGTACTGAGTCTGTGATCTAACACCGACTTGCTCCGCAAGAACCATTGCGTCTCTATGGAACAACAAAGCTCCTTTAGCGTCCACTGAACTAGCTGAGTTATCGCCAGCAGCCTCAACAGTAGGACAGTTAGTACTAACGTAAACGTCAATACCGTAAAGCTGTCCAATCTTGCCGTTAACAACCGTAGAGTTATTAACAAAGTCAGAACTAACGTATCGTGAAATACCCATGATAGTGTTTCTCAACACTGGAGGAACAACAAATGATCTGTTGTCCATAGGTACGTCTTGATCGTCTAGCTTCTGGATAATGCCACGGAAAGCGTCGTCTTCAAATACGTCCGCAGAAACTACAGTGTCATCGTCATAAGCAGTAAGACCGCTTGAGGAATCGTTAAAGAAAGTACCACCATTGTTTAGATATGTAGTACTTGTAGTACCGGAAGTACCAAGACCAGTAGCCAAGCTGTGTAGATCAGAATCTACCTGAGTAGCTAGAGCATAACCAGCGTCTTCCGTGTAGAATTGACGCAGAGAGGACAGAGCCTGTACGTCAGTAATGTCTTCAATAAGACGGGAATATTCATAATGCTTGTTAATTGAAACCTGGACTTCAGATTCAGTTGCATTTTGAACTGTTACTGCGGTGTTCTCTGCTTTCGCGTGAGCGTCACCACGGACAGGCTTAGGCACGTGAATTGTGTCACCTTTTTTGCCTGACATAGACATTTTTTTAACCAGATTAGCCAGAACAAGGTTCTTCTGATATGCAGCGATAATCTCATCACTCCATATCTCTGGTATAAAGGTTGCTGCGCTGGTGTTGTCTACAAAACCACCAGTTGCAGGATATGTTGAATCAGTCATTTTTAGTACCTCCTAAGTACTATTATCTGACCCTCTTTTCTTCATACGCCTTTAGAATTTCTTCCGACAAAGACGCATAACGATCAGGGTCGTTTTTCATAAGTCTAATAATGTCTTGTCGTCTATAGATTTTCTTTGGAGAAGTTTCAGAAGAACCTCTGGCAGAGCCTGTACTAGCACTTTTAACCGCCTGTTTTCTGTCTTGCTTCTCTGCTACAGCAGTCTGAGTAACCGCTTCCTGACGTTCTTTAAACAAAGTAAAAAGTTCATCAGCAGCTTCATGGTTAAACTCTTTGTCCGCTGAAACAAACAATTGAGTCCTAATATTAGAAGCTTTGATCCAATCAGCAAACTTAGGATTTTGGAGTATTTGCTCCATGTCCGGATGACGTTGTTTTAGTTGTGCTAAAGCCGTCGTCTTTCTGTATTCCTGATTTATGTTCTCAGCTTCTTTAATCTTAGGATGATTCTCTATTGCTTTCTGTACTGCCTTTTCAGGATCAGTAAAAAAATCTACATCCTCTTCGACTGTTTGAGTCGGTGCTGTATCCTTTGAGAGTTGTGTCTGTATATAGTCGTCAACTACTTTTCGTAATTCACCCACTTCAGAACTCTGTCTACCCAAAAGCTTTTCAGCTTCCTGATGCATTTGGACAAGTTCTTGTGCAGACTTATTACGGTATTTGTCAGGAACTCCGTCAGTCTCTTCAGGTTGTGGTTGTTGTGATTCCTCACTAACAACTGCCTGATCCAAGCTGAACTCTTCCTGTACAGGTTCTTGAGTAGTCTCTTCAACTGTTTCTTGACGCTCTTGTTCTATAATTTTAGCCATTATTAAACTCCGTACTAAATAGTATTGTGGAGGGCTATGAACTCATCTTACGTTCATATTTGATGTGCGATTCTCTATTCTTAACCCAGCGGTCTGCTGCGTCAGGAAAGTCCCCACTTATGCCTTCTAACTGGCTCCGTATGGGAGAGATTATTCGCTCTGCTTCTAACCCACAACTGCACCTAGTAGTGTGAGTAGAATTTGGTACTAGCTCTTCAAAGACATGCCCATTTTTGCATCTGAAGTCATACAAAACAAATTTATTCATTTGTTTCTTCTGCTAAGGATTTTTCTTCCTCTTCTTCTTCCATTGCATTTTTATGTGCATTGTCCATTTGATTTTCTAAGTTAACTATGGTAGCTAAAATAGCTAACTGGCCCT